AAAGGGCGTCCAGGAAAAACACTTAAAATTAAATTGGGTGATACCACAACTACCAACGCGAAATTATATTCTTATCCAGTAAATGTGACTGAAGAACATATTGAAAAATATATTAAAAATGATGAACAAGAAGCTGAGCGTAATATGATAACCCACAGTATGTATTTGTAGCTACAACTTAAAAATATTTAGTTCTTTTTAAGTATTTGCATTTCAAACATTGAGAACATTTTTTCTGCATCATCTAATTGTTTTAAAGCATCATTTGAAGTTTTAATAGTTAGTTTTGAGAATTCATCAGTACAGTCTTTCATTTTGCAAGAAAGAACTTCTTTATTTGAAGATATTTTTACCTGCTCCCGAATTAATTTAAACATTTTTTTAATTATTATAAATATTTTTTTAGCATTTTCTTCATTTCTTGTTTTCTTTAGTGTGTCTATTTCTTTAATACATTCTTGAATTTCTTTAATTAAAGCTGTTTCGCGTTCTTGTAATTTTATTAATTTAGGACATTTCTGTTTAAAGCACTTTTGTACTGCAAGATATTCTTTGGATTCTAATGATTTTAATATTGTTTTTGCAAATCCTGCCATTTATAGTCTACTATAAAGTATATAAAAAAATTAGGTATTTGTTTAAATGCAATGTTTATATTGCTCTAGATCACGCGCTCTCTTAATTTTTTTGTTATTAAAACACTAGCACATATTGATAATCCTGCAATAAGAATTGTTTTAAATATGCTCCCCTCTTTTTTCTCTTCAAGAACCGGTGATTGATAAGTTTCCGGTATTATTTTAATAATTTCTGGAATTGGAGATGTTGCACAAGTTGGTGCAGGTGTTTGTGGAAACTTAGATTTAGAAGACAATGACATCTTTAAATATATACTATATAATTATTTAAATAAATATATCTTTCAATTTTTATGATAATTTACATAAATAGATTGCAGTATCAAAATCAGCTATCATATCTTGTAAAATATTTTGCAATTCGGATGCTTTTATAAATGGTTTTTGCATTTTATCGAGAATATCACGATGTTCTTCTAACCAAGAAACAATTTTTTCAACTTCTGTATTTGCTTTGGTAGTAATTGTCCATTTCTTTAAAGGTTGTTTTTTATATCGAGCAATATAAGATTCAACAAACATATCAACATGCTCCCCCATATTTTCATGTAATTTGTTAAGTGCTTTATGTACATTATATTTCATTGTTGACCAATGATATAATTTTATTTGTGACATAATACCTAACATATACTGTATAACTTCAATTTCGTTCATTTTATCAATTTTGTCCATTTTGTCCATTTATTTGGTTTTTCGGATTGTGGATCCCTCCTTATTTTTACAAAAGAAACAAAATTAACTAGAAAGTTTGTTTTGACGGAATCTTGGGCGCTCTTTTTCACGATGATGTTTAGATACAACTTGTTCTGGTATATTATTTTCTATTTGTGGTGTTCCTACAACATTCTCAAAATCAGAATTTTCAGTATGACTTTTATACATAATTTGCGAATATGATGGTATTTCTAAATTATAATTTTGAATAGTATTATATTCATGATCTTGTAACCATACACGTAAAATACAATAATTTCTTTTGGGACTTATTGAAACACCACATATTTTATTTTGCACTTCTTGTGTTTTCCCAAGATTACCACCTAATAATAAAGACCCGAGTCGAAACCAATATTCTCCTGCATCATTTTTATTCACTTTAAATGAGAAACATCCACCATTTTTATTTAGAGGGTCTTCCCATAACGGTTGTATATGCTCTCTCATTATAAAAAACATTCCTTTATACCATAAATTTATAAAAGAAGCATCTGTATAACACCAATCTTGTACTGTACTAATATGACCTATAATTTTGTAGCTACTTGCATTCCATTGGGTATGGTCAGGATCATGAAAATACATAGTCCAACATTCTGAAAGAAATATTTCGTCAACCATACTTATACTTGCTATGAATAGTATAACTACTATACTATAGAATAGATTCCATCTTTATATCAATTTAAATGATATAAAGATTGTCTTTTTTTTTATTTCAAGAGAGTAATGAATACAACATTACCATTACCAAATATTATTCAATTTGCAAATATTGCAATTGGTGTATCTGATACTACAAATTCAGCACTTAATTTTACTAATAATCAATATCTTGCACTTGGTGAAAAATCATTCAGTCCAACGTCAAATTTACAATCTAATATTTATAATTTAATCATTGATAATCGAGGAATTGGAATTAACACATCATTTGCTGCAAAATCACTTGATACAAATAGTAATGCACTATTTGTAAATGGAGGAATAACTACACAAAATAATTCAATTAACTGTGGAAGTGGAACACTCTATGCTAATAATATTACAACACAAACTATTACAACATCAAATTTATTTATTAGCAGCTCAAATATAAATCAATATAATTTTAGTATTGATTCAAACAGTAATATAAGTGTTAATAATATAAATATAGGAACAACGAATCGCTTACCATTATATAACTATTATGATATTAAACCTATTACAATTTTACCTGGACCACTTGGTTCATATATATTAACTCTTTCATGGATGCCAATGTCAAATGCTTCATACTATTCAATATCTTCTAATTCATACCTCACTCCATATGCTTCAAATCTAACATATACAAGTAATGTGTTTATAGGTGCAGGGCCAGGTTCTAATTATAATTTTACAATAACTGCATCAAATGTGAATAAATTACCACTTATGAGTAGTACAACAGATAGATATTATTGTTATTAAAATAAAAATTGATTTAATTATCTTTATTAAATTAAAATCAATATCAAAATGTCGGGTTTAAAATATAATTTCGAAGGCACAGAATTTATCGTATGTCGTGTATCACCAAACGCAATTCTTCCAGTTCGTGCAAATCCATATGATGCAGGATATGATATTGCAGCTTGTGAAGAAGCAGTCATTCCTGCTCGTGGAAAAACAATTGTAAATACTGGGCTGGCAATTCAATTTCCAATCGATTGCTATGCTCGTATTGCACCTCGTTCAGGATTAGCTGCTAAAAATAGCATTGATGTTGGCGCAGGTGTTATTGATACTAGTTATTCTGGACTTATTAAAGTAATTCTTTTTAATCATAGTGACATCGATTTTCAAATTAAAATTGGTGACCGTATCGCTCAAATCATTTATGAAAAAATTTATACCCCTTATAAACTTATAGAAATTGAATATGAACAACTATGCATTATTGCCAATGGGAAAAGTAACCGTGGAAGTGGAGGATTTGGCAGCAGTGGTATATCTTCGTAAAACATTAACTATCAAGAGGACTAGATGTAACTTTTGTACCACAATACTCAACTGGTTTAGCCTTATAATCTTGTTCAATATATATACCTATTTGTATAGATTCTGCAAGAAGCCATCTAAAATTTTCCCAAAATTCATCATTATGGCCAATAGTTGCTGATGCTAAATGACCCAGTTCATGAATGGCAACAAATGCTAATAAATTAAGATCTATTAACGTATTATTTTTGTCTTTTTGTCTTATACAAAATACTATTTGTTCACCTTTATTTACAGAATAACTTGTATATTCACTACTATCAATACCTTCACAAATTTTATCGGGATTGAAATTGGCTACTAAACGTACTGTACGTGGATCTTTTGGCGCACTTTTTTCCATGTGTTTTACTAAAGTTTGTAAACGTTCATTTACTTTTGCAAGTAAATCAGATGCTTCTTGTTTATCAGGTAAACTTCTTACAAGATATCTACGACCATCTATACCACTTGTTACATATTCTCGTGTACCAAGTACATATGTATCATAAAATAAGTATATTACTATACCTACGATAATTGCACCTACACTAATATCGTAGTCCATTACATAATAAATACATAAATAAAAAATGATTTTCTAATACTTAAAAATATATATAGATAACTTACTATGACAGAAACAAATATATTTCCACGTCAAAATGCATGTTCATTAACACCTGAAAATGAAGAAATTATATTTCAAATAATTGACTGGTATATTCCTGAAGCAGATAAAGCTGCAGATCATTATAGACGTCTCGAAGGATATCCTCAACAAACTGATGAACCTGATGAATATAAAATTTTCATGTTTGGTGTGACTAAAGATGGCCACTCTGTATGTGCTCAAGTAAACGAATTCTGTCCATATTTTTTCTTAAAATTACCTCCTTCATGGGAAAGTTTACCTGAAGCTGCTCTCAAAGATAAAGTTCGTTCATACGAACATGAATTATTAACAGCACAAACAGTGAAACGAAAGTATAATAAACTTACAAAAGAATGGCAAGAGTATACTGCAAATATTATTCCATATAAATTGCGAAAACATCTTGAATATGTTAAGATTGTAAAACGTAAAAATTTCTGGGGGTTTACAAATGGTGAAGTCTTTCCATTTATTAAAATTCGTATGAAGTCTCTAGCATTATTCAATGCTCTCAAACGTTATTACACAGAACCACCTCAAATTGAAGCAGGATTTATAATGTATGAAAGTAATATCGACCCATTTCTCCGTTTTATTCACGAACGTAATATTGAACCATGTGGATGGGTTAAAATACCTGTAAATTCATATGAAGTTATGGATCCAGTTATTTCTCGTGCACAATATAATATAATTGTAGATTATACAAATGTATATGCTCATAACGCAAGTCAAATTGCCCCATTACTTATAGCATCCTTTGATATCGAATGCACAAGTAGTCACGGTGATTTTCCAGTTGCTAAGAAAAATTATCGTAAACTTGCCGCTGATTTACTTTCTTGTGCAAGAATTGCTAAAAAACAAAATGATATTAATGAAGATACATTACTAAAATGGATTCTCGATGCTTATGAAAAACCGACAAAAATGACACATGAAGTTATTATCAATCAAGTTTTTCCAAAAGAGTCTTTGAAACGTAGCACACTTGAAAAGCTTTGTCAGCGAATTCTAAAGCCAATTACTGAAATTTTGAAAACAGTTGTCAGTGTAAAAGCTAAATTGAATGAAGAGAGCGGAAGTGACACTGATGGCCAAGAAAGTGATAACGATGATGAAGCCGTTCCTGTAAAGAAAAATAAAGAAGATGCTAAAAATGAGGAAAATTTGGCTAAAATTTTAGATAATACATTACCAGAACTATGTGGTGATTCAATTATCCAAATTGGTACAACAGTTAACCGATATGGTTCACATAAGATTATTTATAAACATATTGCAACTCTTAAAAGTTGTGAACCAATCGAAGGCGTTTGTGTAGAATCATTTGAAACAGAAGATGATGTACTCAAGTCATGGAAAGAATTTATTCAACGTCTTGATCCAGATATTATCACCGGCTATAACATCTTTGGCTTTGATATGCAATATATATGGCAGCGTGCAGAAGAATTGGGTATTCAAGAAGAATTTGCAACCGGTCTTGGACGAATTACTGAGCGCCGGTCATTTCTAGATAAGAAAGAGCTATCCTCTTCTGCACTTGGTGATAACATTATGTATATTTTTGATATGGATGGTATTGTAATGATTGATATGTTGAAAGTCATGCAGCGTGACCATAAACTTGATTCATATAAACTTGATGCAGTAGCAAAACATGTTCTCAAAGATTCTAAAGAAGATTTGAAACCAAAAGAACTATTCGAAAAATTCTTAGGCACTGCCGCAGATAGGCGTGAAATTGCAACATACTGTATTCAGGATTGTGCACTTTGTAATAGACTTATTCATAAATTAAAAGTACTTGAAAATAATGCTGCTATGGGCAATGTATGTTCAGTCCCATTGAGTTTTCTCTTTATGCGTGGACAAGGTATTAAAGTATTTAGTCTTGTATCGAAAGAATGCCGGGCAAAAAAATATCTCATTCCAGTTGTTAAAGCAACCACATCATATTCGTCTCGTCATGGTGAAAATGGTGAATCAATTGATGATATTCCTTTAGAAGATGGTTATGAAGGAGCAATTGTTCTGCCTCCCGAAGAAGGAATGTATTTGGATGATCCAATTACTGTTCTAGATTATTCTTCTTTGTATCCTTCATCAATGATTTCGCGTAATCTGTCGCATGATTCATTTGTTGCAGATCCCAATTCAAAATATGCAAATTTACAAGATAAAGGCATTACTTATCATACAATTAGTTATGATATTTATGAAGGCAAAGGTGATGCAAAGAAAGTTATTGGTAAAAAAGAAGGAACATTTGCTCAATTTCCAGATGGAAAGAAAGGTATTATTCCGTCTATCTTGATGAAATTGCTGAAACAGCGTAAAAATACACGAAAAAAAATTGAGTATCGTCGGGTAACACTTACCAATGGAACATCTGTGAGTGGTCTTGTAAATGAAATTGAAGAAAATGGTACATTAGTAAAATATATTGTGATAGATGTTGATTTAGATAAAAAAACATCGGTAGATATTGCAAGTGTCGTATCAATTGTTGATGTATATAATGATTTTGAAAAGGCTGTTCTTGATGCGCTTCAAATTGCATATAAATTGACGGCAAATTCTCTTTATGGACAAATTGGTAGTCGTATGAGTCCAATTTATTTGAAAGATATTGCTGCATGTACTACAGCAACTGGTCGTGAAATGATTATGACTGCGAAAAGCTTTGTAGAACGTGAGTATAATGCTAGAGTTATATATGGCGACAGTGTCATGCCAGATACACCAATATTCATTCGTAATCGGGAAACACAAGGAATATCAATTCGGAATATTGCTTCATTGATTAATGAAGAAATGTGGTGTGAATATAATGTATTCAAAACTTCAGATGAAATTGAATCAAATCGTACTGAAAAACAACAATCATTAACAAACTTATATGATATTTGGACAGACCGTGGATGGTCTCCAATTAAACGAGTCATTCGTCATAAATGTAATAAGCGTATATTTCGCGTAGTTGATTCAAATGGAATTGTTGATGTGACAGAAGATCATAGTCTCCTTGATATAAACCGCAATCTAATTAAACCTGACCAGCTTCTTGAATGTGAACATGCAAAACAACATACGACTGATTTACTGTATCGTATTCCAACATCAGATGAATTAAAGAATTTGGCGTATTTGACATTTCCATTTGGTCTGCAAGTCACACCGAATGATAATGATAAAAAAATGTATGCTTTCACAGAATATGATAGTGTAACAGCGCAACAAATTTATATGTATTTAGTTTCTCTTGGATTTTATGTAAAAGTCGATTATTTATACGGTAGTCATCATATATTTTATTCAAATGCACCAATTGAACATAATAAGAAATATGTTTATGTTCATTTTAAAAATTATAAAGGCTTTGTTTATGATATTGAAACCGTAGAAGGTGTCTTTCAAGCGGGTGTTGGTAGTCTCATTGTCAAAAATACGGACTCTATCTTCTGTAAATTTCCGGCAACAAATAAAGATACTGGAGAGCGAGTCTATGGACGTGAAGCGCTTCCACTCTGTATCGAAGCTGGTCAAAAAGCCGCTTTTGAAATAAAATCAATATTACCACCGCCACAATCTCTTGAATATGAGAAAACTATGTGGCCATTTATTCTGCTTTCCAAAAAAAGGTATGTAGGAAATCTTTATGAAACTGATGCAAATAAAAAACCTAAACAGAAATCGATGGGCATTGTGCTTAAACGTCGTGATAATGCAAATATTGTAAAGATTATTTATGGTGGTATCATTGATATTCTCTTAAACAATAATGATTTTGAAGGGTCTGTTAATTTCTTGAAAACAGAGCTTCAAAAAATGGTTGATGGCAAGGTTGATCTTATCAATCTTATCGTTTCAAAAACACTCAAAGGAAATTATAAAGACCCAACAAAAATTGCGCATCGTGTGCTAGCTTCTCGTATGGGAGAGCGTGATGAAGGAAATATGCCGATGGTGAATGACCGCGTACCTTATGTCTATATTAAATCGCAAGATGGAAGTATACCAAAATTACAAGGAGATCGGATTGAACACCCAGATTATATTCGCGAAATGAATTTATGTCCTGATTATTTATTCTATATTACAAATCAGCTCATTAAACCAATTACTCAACTCTTTGCTCTTTGTGTTGAAAAATTACCAGGATATTCATATCCTCCAGAATATTGGATTCAGTGGGATGAAGAATTATGTGGTAAAGAACTGTATACAAATGATAAAAAACGAAAAGACCGTATTAGTGCATTAAAGATGAAAGAAGTAGAATCTTTGTTGTTCTGGCCTTATATGTTACAAATCGAACCAGCACTAGGTAAAAAGAAAGTTCGTGAACGTGCTGCTGGAACTCCCGCAAAAAAGAAAAAACCAGGTGAGCCCAAAGAAAATTTGCCAGAAGTTGAATTAACTGATGAATCAAAAATAATTAATATTCAAATGAAAAAAATTAAAGCTGGAAGTAAACCAGTATTTGATGTAATAATTAATATTCGTGATAAAAATGAAACTGTTTTAAAAGAGTACAAAGGACTATTTACTGGAGCCAAGAATACAGTATATAGTCAAGCAACCCAAAAAGCATTCGCACTCTATGAAGAACATTTTAAGAAAGAAAAGCAAGACATGAAAGGTATTCCTGTTCAATTGCGAATTGATAAAGATTATATTAAAATATTAAAAAAAGCATTTCAAGAAGCAGATACTATCCATGAAACTATTGCAAAAGTTATGAAATCGCAAGATGTTGGTGCAATGATTGAAATTCAAGAACTGCAACAAACTGCAAATATATTGGGCTATTATGAAACGTATCCATTCGTTTTCGATCCTATTTAAAATTATTAACTTAAAATTGTGTAATGGGAGGTCGTCACTCAAGGCCACGGCCATTTTTAAATAATCCAAAAGTTGATGCAAAAACTTTTACAGATATAGGTTGTCTTGGATTAAAAACAGACGATTATGTACTTAACAGTGATGGGAGCATTGCTGATAAAAATATTTTAAATTCACCACCTTTTTTATACCGTCGGTTTACCGCAAATTCATACAAAGAAATTAAACTAGAACTTTCAAAAATTTTTAAAAAAATTCAACCAGAAATACACATACCCAGTCAAACAGAAGATTCTACTACTGGCACTATAGAAGGTTTCCGTTCACACCCTCATTTTAATTTTAAAAATTTATTTATGAAAAGACGTGCAGCTAGTCAAAATATTATTACAAGAACCACAATTGAAAGATTACAAAACACAACATATGGTGGTAATGGTAAAGTATATGGTCCAGTATATTTACTTATTGCACAAGATCCAACCGCAAAGACTCCCTTATTATTTGAAGGTCATGTATATTTCCCAACTATGAATAAACATGGAGAAAAGTATAAAAATTTAATTGAATTAAATATTTCACATCGATGGATGCAAACACTCCTCTATAGTAGAACATTTGCACGTAAACCAGTGACTCTTATTGCAGGTTCGCGACCTAATACAAAATGTGAAATGTATAATGGAAATTCTCAAACAGGAGATCCAATTAAATATGGGTGTCGTACAAATGTAGCTTCTAGCGATGTAAATATTGCACGTGCATGTAAAGAGGTTCCTGATATTTTAAAAGAGCAAGGAACTTATAAAGATGGAAGTGGTTATCATGACGAAGTAGATTATGGTGATGACGAAGTTACTTCTGAAAAAGCATATTATCCGTCTGTATATTTTCATACATATCAACTGAATACTTCAAGTCCTCTTTTTGGCCCTTATATGAATTCAAAAGGCTTTAACAGTCTCCAATTAAGTGGTATGACTGACGGAATGGATTTTTATTCAGGATGCCAATTTATGCTTATTTCACCAAATGGACGATTAGTTTTTATATTAGATAAAAATTCATTAAGTCTTAAATTAAATACATCAATAAATGATTTAGTAGAAACATGTTATAAAACACCACATTTTACTGATAAATTTCTTATTCTCAAAAAATATTCATTTCAAGGTATTGCTACTCGTCTTCTTATTGAAGAAAATATGTTAAATGTTTACGCAAATGATGTTGAAGGCGGTATTGAAGATACTGTCTATTCAATACAGATTGTAGACCCAGCAGCAAAAGTGAAATCACCTTATGTTATGATATTAGATAATACAGGACGCTTACATGTTTATGATAAAACTGATAAAGAAATAACATCGCCGACGCTAACAGCTGCATTTGCATACGAGGGCCAAGCAAATCAAGATGGAAGTCCAAGTATTGTATCTAATAGCACTGCTCAAATAAATAATACATTTGATACACGATATGATGCAGAACATTGCATATCTTCTGGAAATGAACCATATAATGCTGCTAAAAATTACAGATGTCGCTTTCTTAATTTAGTAGCATATATGCAATTACGTGGTCTATTAAAAACCTTGATAACCGAAGAATCAAAGGAAAATGGTCATGAATACCAAGTTATGTATGATAAAGTAGATAAATATAATTCAACACAAGATTATGTTGGACGTATAATTGAATTAGTAAATTATATTGAAGTAAAATATAAAATGCATATTGATGATCATACAATAGATGCTTATTTACAAAAGATTTCTCCTAAAATACAAGAAACTGAAAGTAAAGAATATATTGCACCAGTATATTCAACTGCACCACAATATAACCCAAAAGATGACACAAAACAACGTCTAGGTGATTTAAAAAAATATATGAAATCCTACAATATATTAAAAGATGAACCATTGTTAGATTATGAAGGACTTCAAATAATGACAGATACACTGCCACTTACAAGTCAATTAAATGCGCTTCCACATGAACAATATGATGCACAATTAGAATATAATAAACGTCTTATGAATCTACAAAGCAATTATCCAATTGAAGCTGAATTATAATTGTAATTATAAATTAATTTTGAATACATCGAAAATAACGCTTTTAAATCTTTGAACAAGTTCTTTAAAAGCGAGGTGTGTTTGATGATTTAATTCGGGATCACTATCATTACGATATCCTTCATCTGACATATAATCAAGAAATGCCTTGAGTTCTTCTAATTTGCGTTCTGTTTTAATCATTGGTTTTTCACTATTACGTAAAGTCATTAATCCAGAAAAACCTTGCGCAACATTGCAGGTGAGTTTAGGATAAAGTTCTTTATCATGTTTTGTTTCCCATTTATTACCACCCGTATGTATCTGTGAATATACATTTTGCA